CTCTCTGTCAATGATCTGACTTAATGGCTGCTTGGGAGCCGTTACCGGACGAGCTACAGCCGCTCAGTCATTTCTGTACTTACATCCTCAGAGAGCTGCGGTTGGCCGACACACCAACCAAGCAGCAGCTGGGGATTCTTCACTATCTAGAGAACGGCCCTGATCGTCAGATCATCACTGCCTATCGGGGCTGCGGCAAAAGCACCCTGACGGGGATCTATGCGCTTTGGCGGTTGCGCATGGACCCATTCCGCGAAAAGGTCCTGCTGGTTGGTGCCACTGCTGATAAAGCGGTTGAAATCTCCAACTGGATGCTGCGGTTGGTAAAAGACATCGACATCCTGCAATGTCTGGAACCAGCTGATGACGGCCGTGGTTCTGTGAACGGTTGGGACGTTGGCCCAGCAATTGTTGACCAGAGCCCGAGCGTCCGAGCGGTTGGAATACTTTCACCCTCTCTGACCGGTAAGCGCTGCTCTTGCGCCATTGCCGATGACATCGAGACGCTGAGCAACAGCATCACCCCGCTCAAGCAGGAACGTTTGGCTGCGGCAATCACCGAGCTTGAGGCGATCCGAAAACCAGAGGTTGAGGGTGAGCTGCCCAAGCAAACGATCTTTTTGGGGACGCCCCACTTAGAGAGCTCGCTGTATTTGCGGTTGAACCGGGAACGGAACTATCAGATGCGGTTCTGGCCGGCCCGCTATCCAGACCCCACCCCAGAGTTTGACCCGTATAGCGGGAACCTCGACCCGCACATTGCGGCTGAGGTGGAGATGAACCCAGCTCTTGAGGGTGACCCAACGGACCCTGAGCGGTTTGGCCATGACGAGCTGCTGAGGCGCGAAGCGTCCATGACCCGTTCATCGGTGCAGCTGCAGTTCATGCTCAACTGCCAGCTATCCACCCTTGATCGTTACCCAATTCGACTGGGTGACCTGATCGTTTGCGATCTGGACGGTAAGGCACTCCCAGAAGTGATTACTTGGGCGTCTGGCCCTGATCAACGCATCGCAGATTTAGTTTGCGTTGGCATGGGAGCTGATCGGTTTTATCACCGCCCAATGATTACCAGCGGTTGGATTCCGCAAAGTGAGCATTGGCAATGTGTCCTTGCAATTGACCCCAGTGGCCGGGGCCAGGACGAGATGGCGTGGGCCGTCGTGGCTTGCATGAACGGCAATTACTTTGTCCTCGAATCCGGTGGCACCACGCAGGGTTATTCGGAAGAGACGCTCAAAGTGCTTGCAATGCGGGCTAAGCGCTGGAATGTCACCCAGGTTGTTATCGAGGCGAACTTCGGGGACGGAATGTTTAGCCAGATCCTGCAGCCTGTCCTGAACAGGGTCTACCCGGCAGGGATAGAGGAGGTTCGGGTGAACATCCAGAAAGAGCGCAGGATTATCGACGTGCTCGCACCGGTTATTCAGCAACACCGGATGGTTATCAGTACCGAGGTGATCAGAAAGGACTACCGCGAGGCAGAACGCGATCCAGAGAAAGGGCACATACGTTCGCTGTTATTTCAGGCTAGTCGGATAACTGTCGAGCGCGGTAGCTTGATGGCCGATGACCGGATCGACGCTCTGGCCCTTGCTGTTCAGTTCTTTATTGATAACGCAGCCCAGGACCAGGAACGCATGGCGCAGCAGCGCAAAGATGAACTTATGGACTGGGAGATTGAGGCATTTATGGATTTGACCGGCGAATCAATTGATGCCTTGGTGATGGGCGTCCGACCAGACTTTTCACGCAAGGCATACGGCGGTGTTACGCGGCGTCCGGTGGATGTCCAGTAGCGGCGGGAAGACGAACAATTTTATCTTTCAGAGAAGAGAAATTAAGCTTGCCGGCCATCTTGCTCTTGAGTGCTGATTGATCCAGTTCACTCAGGTTTGCCGTCACTGCGTTCTGCTTGAGCAGCTGTAAGGCCAACCGCAAGTCGTCACTGCTGGCTGGTTTCCAGCGCCCATCTTCATCCTCAGAGCCATTCTCGACTCGATCGCGGATGGTGCGAACAACGGTGGCGTGAAGGGCCTCAAGCTCTGTAGCGAGATCGGGCATTACTCACTGGTGCAGACATCTCAAGTATGGCTGTTGTCGCCGGCGTTAAGGTTTATGTAATCCCCCCGGAGGCAGCCATGCCATCGGTCCAACAGGAGGTAAGGAATTTGCGCCGCCGTCTCGCGGAATCTGGAGCTGACCCTTATCAGGTGGCTGCGGAAGCGCTGGCGACGGTCGAGCGGCTACAACGGCTGCTTGCTGAGTTCCAAACCACCTATAAAGCAGAGAAGACACTCAACGCTTAGAAAGCGTCGGTGCATGTTTTAGGGGTGTTTTTGTGTCTTCTGCACTTGTGACGACATCTCCAAAGCCCTTGCGAACACTGACTTTCCCTACTTCCCAACGCTTTGAGCAGGCGTTGAGGATGTCATCGCAGGTGCAGAACAACTCCTAAAGCCTGTCTGGCACAGAGGTCTTGGCATCTCTGCACTATCGACTCACACTTCGGGCAGCTTTCCCGGCGTTTGAGTGGAAACTGCCCCAAATCTGCAAGCGTTTGAGTACAGCGTTGAGGATGCAAGACGGCTCAAACGCGAAGAAGATCGGGCTTATCACCGGGCGATAAATCAACATTCAGCCCTCAGAGCAGCGGGCCGCGAGGGCAGCACCAGTTACGGCACGGCGCTGTTTGAAAACTATGCCGAGACCGTCGCGGTGGCGATCGACGGCCTGCTCACAAAGTTGATTCAGGACCCGTCACTAGCGGGCAAGCACTACAGCGCTTGGGGCTTCCTTCTGCACTTCTGCAACAGAGGCCCTCGCTCAATTGCGCTGATCACACTTGGCGTAATCATCGACAACATCACCCGCGGCCTCACCAGGAAGGTGATGGCATATCGGATTGGCAAGGCCCTGCAGGCTGAGTTCAAAGCAATCCGTATCCACCAGGCCAAGGGTCAGACCCTGCTGCGGCAGCTCAAAAAAGAACTTGGCCGGGGTGTGGTCAAGCAGTCCGTGATGCGGCAGCTGCAGGTCGGCCACGACAAGTGGACCGTCACTGAATGCCGTGAGCTGGGACTTCTGCTGCTGGAGCTGATTGCCAGCAACACAACTCTGATTCAGTTCGAGGGTCAGCGTGTGGCACCGACTGAGTGCTCACAAGAGCTGATTGACCTGGCCCCGCCGCGGCCGCTGCCCGTCAGATCGTTGCCGCGCTTGGTGCGATTGCAGCCCTGGGAGGGCGCGATGCGGGGAGGAAAGCAGCTGGTGACCAGCCGCAAGGTGATGGACCTGAGCCACATCACCGATGAGTCAGTTCAGCCGGTGCTGCAAGTCATCAACTTTGTTGAGGGCCAGGCCCTGGAATACGACCCATGGATGCTTCAGCAACAGCGAGCAGCGTGGGACGCAGACCTGCCGCTGTTCCCTGTTAGCCGGGAACCGAGCGAACCCTTTGAGCGCAGAGAGACCGTAATTAAGCGTGTTCGTGTTGAGGAGGTCCTGCGCCAGGGAGAAGAGATCAGCGGGCTGCCGTTTTGGCTTGAGCACGACATGTGCTTCCGCGGCCGTGTTTACGCCGGCAGCAGGACTGGGAGCCACCAGGGGCCAGATCACCAGAAAGCGCTGATCAATTTTCGTGCGAAAGAGCAAGTCAATGGCTCAGCATTTGACCGGATGCTGGAAGCGGCCGGCACCCATTACGGCCTGAAGACTGATTGGAATAGCCGCAGGGCGTGGGCAGCGAATAGACGCGATCTATTCCGCCGGATTGCAGCGAACCCGCTTGACCAGATTGATCATTGGAAACACGCGGCGGACCCGTGGCAGTTTCTGCAGATCGTCAAGGCGATTGCGGACCACCTTGAGGATGATCGGTGCGCCAGTGGCGTCCCGATTCGTTACGACCAGACGTGCTCGGGACTGGGCCATATCGGTGCATTGATACGTGACCGCGAGCTGTGCCGCGCCACAAACATGATCGGGCATCGCCGATCGGACATTTACACCGAGGTGATGCAGCTGGTGCGCAACCAGCTTGAGCTGGACCTGCACAGCTTCGACTTCGCGGCCAGCCGTAACGCTGAGTTCTGGCTGCAGCAGGAGCTGGGCCGCGGCCTCGCCAAGGGGCCTGTGATGACTTCGGTGTACGGCAGTCGTTACTTCGGCCTTGTCGATCAGTTCACGTCATGGCTACAGGAGAAGAACCCAGGCGTGTCCGTAGCGGACTGGGAGAAGCAGTACACGCGGCCTGCGCAGTACATGGCAAGGCAATTCTCCGCAGTGGTGAAGAGGGAGCTTGAGGGCTGCCTGAAGCTTGAGCAGTGGCTGAAAGATGTCAGCAAGGCCTGCACCAAGAAGAACAAGAGGGTTGAGTTCAACAGCCCCTCAGGTTTTCCGGTGGCCCTTGGCGCTGAGGTGGACAAGAAGCAGAAGGTAACCAGCGACCTGTATGGCCAGAAGGCCTGGAGCTTCGCGGAAGAGGGTCACCAGCCAGGGACTTTGAGTGCCAGGGCGACGAACCGGGGCATCACGGCGAACGTCATTCATGTGATCGATGCCAGCTATTGCCATCTTGTGCTCTGCAGATGTGCAGGTGTAGGGGCTCAGGCCTTAAGTAACCACGATTGTTTTGCTGTTCGCCCTAGCGATGCAACATTTCTGCATGGTGCATTGCTGCAGGAGATGAGGGCGCTTCACATGCCTGAATGGCTCAACGTAATTCGCGAAGAAGTCAGTCAGAATGCGGGAGTTAAGCTGCCAAAGGCGCCATATAAGGGGAATGTCTGCGAGGCGCAGATCGGTGAAAACCCCTATGTCTTCTCATGAGTCTCATGGAACACTACTAGGCCCCTTCCCATCTGGGGTCTAGGGGTGTAACTTCCGTCTGTCCAACACATGTGCAGACATGCCAGCCAACGAGATCCTGATCTCTCCCAGGGTTGAACTTGAGTACGCAAAGGTGCTCGGTCAGCCCCAAGGGTTTGAAGGTTCAACAGAAGACCGCAACTGGTCCGTCAACGGCTTGATTGACGATCAAGACCCGCTCTGTGAGCAACTGATCGAGAAGATCAAAGAGAAGTATTTGGAAGTGCACGGCAAGAAGAAGCCGCATCAGCACGGCCTACCTTTCAAGCCCCACACCGATAAGGACGGCAACGCCACCGGCAAGATGCGCTTCACGTTTAAGCGCAAGGAGTTTGCCTACAACGGCGAGCCAAACACTCCCCCGATCGTTGTTGATTCCACTGGCGTCAACAAATGGCCCAAGGAAATGCTGATCGGCAACGGCAGCAAGGGCCTCGTCAAATTCCACATCTATGGCTGGGGCGTCGGCAAGGCATCCCCTGGCGTGGGCCTCGAACTGCGCTCAATCCAAGTTCAGGAACACGTCCCCTATGAAGTTGACGATGGCACTTTTAAGCCTGCTGAAGGTGGTTTTGTGCTGCCTGCGGATCAGGTCGCCGAGGAGCCAGCAGCAGGAGCCTGTGGCCTCACGCCCCCGCCGTCCGCTGGTAGTTGCGACTTTCAATCCCAGGTCTCAGCCGCCGTGGCCGAACTGGGAAATGACGACGACATGCCCTTCTAGAGACATGCCGCTCACCTGCGCCGACTTTGAGTTCCACGTCGGCTTGAAACCCAAGGCACGCCCTCGTCACGTCAGCGGTGGTCCGAGCTACATGCCTGCGGATTACAAGAAGTGGATCAAAGAGATGCGGGCTCAGATGGCTGAGCACTGGACCGAGCCACCACTTCCCCGAGTGAATGTGCTGTGGTGCAAGTTCTACGGCCCAGCCAGGTCTGATCTCGACAATCTGCTCGGCGCAGTGATGGACGCAGGCAATGGCCTGATCTGGCGGGATGACCGCGTTTCGATCATTGCCCGTGTCGAGGCGGAGTGGGAAAAGGCTCCGCCGGCTGACTCAAAAATTCTGATGAAGGTATTCCATGAGATGTCCGCACTGTGATCACCCGGAGTCACGCGTAAGCGAGACCCGCCCTGGCGACGCTTCTGACCGACGCGTTCGCATCTGCCGCAAGTGCGGCAAGACGTTCCAAACCACTGAGCGCCTTTGCGTCTATGCGGGGAGAGCGGCTGGTTACATCGAACGGCAGACGCCGGGAGAAGAACCAGAAGAACCGCCTGCCCCAAAGGAGAAGAAGGCCGTTCGCTTTGTGGCAAACCCAAGCTCTAAGGAGCTGAACGCGTTTGACCCAGAGATCGCTATCGCGATGTGTGACTGGTGGAACGAGTCACGTCTCAGCAAGCAAGGCAAGCGTGCCACTTGGACTGAGAAGGCCTGGATGGGATCTGTTGTTCGCGTGGCGGCTTTGCCCCAGTGGAAGCAGATGATCCTCGTCAAGAAGGGCGTTGAGATGGGCTGGCAGAGCCTGCAGGTTGAGTATGTCGAGGACATCCTCGCCAACGCAAAGCCTGCTTCTGGTCGCCTTGAGCCCAAGTCCCCTGCAATGCAGAAGGCGCTTGAGCAATGGCACCCCTATTAGCGCCTGACACGTTCCTGGCCATCGCGGAGATGGTCGCCGCACAGCTGCGAATCAAGGAGGCAGATCGCTGGAGTCCTCAGATCTGCCAACTGAAGTACATCAGCTTCACCTCTGAGTTCCCAGAAGTGAGCGATCAGCAGTTCCTTTGGGCTGCTGAGAAGTGGCTTCAGTCCACAGCTGGTGAGGACTTCCTTCGATACCCCACCTGGACCGAGTTGATGTCACCGCTTTACCGCTGTGAGAACGGCTTGGCCAACCGGGAATGGGGTTTCAAGGAGGAGCTGCCGGCGTTAGTCGCGCCAACGGCAGAACAGCTGGCAATGATGCCCGCTTCGCCAGAGCCACCACTGGCGTTGCCACCTGCAGAGGGCCCTACATATCACGGGCTCACTAAGCAGATCTGGCAGAACTATTTGAACGAGGTGCTTGATGGCACTTGAACCTCTCATGGGAGAGGACGAGATGCGGAGAATCCTCGAAAGGGGCTTGGTGACAGGGAAGTGGTCGATTGTTCAGTTCAACAAGAACGCGAAAGATCCAGTGCTTCCGAGTCGAGAGTTCCTAGAGAAGAACCCCAAGTTTCTCTCTCCTGCCTTCAGAGATTTGGAGGCGTACAGCACGGCGGGGCACTGGAGACCATGAACTTCAAGCGCTTCGCTATCGGCCAGCAGGTGCAGTTTTACACCGGGTCTGGCTGGAAAAACGGCTCAATTGTTTCTACTTCTCATGCAAGTTGTCTTATCTCCTGGGCTGCTGGGTCAGCCCACCGACTCACCAACATCTACGACGACCGCAATGTCCGATCCAGATCAGAAACCCCTCGACGTGGAAAGGGAGGCGGTGATTCGTCTGATGCGTCATTGCCACGACCTTCGGGATCAGGCGATTCGGGATGGTGACCAGCACGGCACCGTCTATTGGGATGGCGCCATGTACTTCGGCCGCAAACTTTTCGAGATGGAGGGGCAATGAGCAACTGGCACGCGGCGAAAGAAGCCCGTTATCAGGAGAACACTGCGGAGGCCCAGCGGCAGTTCTCCATCGTTGAAGGCCCTGGCATCACCAGGGCTGACGGCAGAGCCAGAACCAAGCTGTTCAAAGTGCGTATCCACACTGACGGCTACATGGCCATGACTCTTAGCTTCCATGCCGAGAGCAAGTCCAAGGCTTTGAAGTACGCGCAGAATCGCTGGCCCAACGCTCGCGTGGAGATCCTGCTGTGAAGAGGGTTTTCTTTGACGCTGAGTTCTATGCCTATCGCCACTGTTCGGCGGCGATGGAAACCCAGGACTGGGGCAGTGGCGACTGGGTGGATGTGTTCCGCCACCGTGAGGCGATGGCCAACCTGCGTCAGCAGGTGTTGCCTCTGATGGCTCGCTTCCAGCGGCCTGAGTATTTATTCGTGTTCGTCCGTGGCCAGGGCCGCAACTTCCGCAAGGACTTGCTGCCTGAGTACAAGTCGAACCGGAAGAAGCGCCGTCCGCCTGGCAACTACACCAAGTTCCTAGGCGAGATGAACAGCATGGCTCGCCAACTGGGGGCTGATGTTTGGCGGCACCCCGGCATCGAGGCAGACGATGTGATCGGCCTGCACCTGCAGGAAGGAGACATCGTGATCTCCGGTGACAAGGACATGAAGACGTTGGCTGGTATCCATCTCACCGGGGAGGGTGACCTGGAGATCGTCAGCAACTTCAGTGCCAACCGGACGCTCTACCAGCAGATACTCACCGGCGATTCTGCAGACGGCTACAAGGGTTGCCCAAAAATCGGAGAGGTCGCAGCGCGTAAGGCGTTGGCCAGTGTCAACACCGAGCGCAGCATGTGGGAGAAGGTCCTTGAGTGTTACCTAAAGGCTGGTTTGAGTGAACAAGACGCGATCACTCAGGCCCGCTGTGCGCGAATACTTCGCACTGGTGAATACGACTTCAAGTCCCAGGTTCCTCTTTTATGGACCCCGCCGGTAACCTAGGAATGTTGCGGCTTTTGGGTGTCTTATCTTCCCAAGATCGATGAGCGATTAGTGGCTGCTCTGGCGACTCAGTTCCCAGAGCGGTCTGCTGATCTGGACTGGTCTGAGAAGGAGGTTTGGTTCAAAGCCGGCCAGTGTGACGTTGTTCGCTGGCTTGCCCAGAAGTTAGAAGAACAAGCAGAGGGAGTCATCTGATGTGCTTCGGTGGCGGCGGCGGGGGCGGAACGATCGTTATGCCCAACACTGGTGCATACGACATGATGGCCAACGCGCAAATCAGCGCGATGCAGTCAGCTATGCAGATGGGCACCCAGAGGGTGCAGGCGCAGCTGAACGACAGCTTGAGGATGCAGGGGCAATATCAGCAAAGACTTCGAGACATTCAGATCGAGCGGGCAGAGAACACCCAAGCGCAAGCAAGGCGCATGGCTGAACTGATCGGCCCACCACCGCCAGAAGAGACAGCAAAGGCGCCTGGCACCAACGAGAAGACGAGTCGAAATAACAAGTCCCGGTTGCGCATCAACAGACCACGCGCAACTACCAGTGCTCAGGGCACTGGGCTCAACATCAACCTAGGAGGCTGAACCCATGTGCTTTGGAGGAGGGTCGGAACCCAAATACGAGACCCAGGGACCTGACCCGGCCCAGGTCGCTGAGCAACAGCGGCAGATGCAGATGTATCAGGACCAGATGCGTCAGCAGCAGGAGCTGTTTCAGCAGCAGCTGAACGCTCAGATCCAAGCGGCCAATCAGCAGGCTCAGGAGCTGAAGATCCAGCTGGCTGAGGAACAGGCTGCACTGGAAGCTGACCAGGCGGCTCAGTTCGCTGGGGCTTACAACACCAACGTCGCTCAGGTGAGCCAGGGCGAGGGCGCCCAGTCCACCAAGAAGAAAGAGGTGAAGAAGGACACGGGGCGCAAGAGCCTGAAGGTCAACGTTGCTGGCGTGCAGAACACGTCCGGCACCGGCATCAACTTGGGGGTCTAAGCCATGTGTGGAGGCGGAGGTGGCGGCGGCAAGTCCAAGCGCCGCATCAACAACGAGATCATCGCTGCACAAAACGCGGCAATGATCGAAGAGAACCGGCGGCGTGAGCAGCAAGCCGAGCTGGACCGCATAGCGCAGCAAAACGCAGCAGCACTGAAACGGCAGCGCAAACTGGCCGAGGAGGTTCAGCGTGAAATCGCTGAGGAAGCCGAGGACCTGGCTGATCGGACCAGAGCCGCTGGCACTGCTGCCCGTGCTTCCGCTAGTGCCGGTCGAGTGACTGGGGCTGGCCCGAACGCTCAGCTCTCAGACGGCAGGAAGAAAAGACGGAAGCGTGGCCGGGGTGATGGCGGTGCGTCTCTACGCATTGGCCAGACCGGTGGTGCGCCCGGTAGTGGACCCAACGTTGCTGTCTAACAATGACCTGCGAAGCCTTTTACAAAGAGCACTGCTCCACCAGAAATTACTGGCTGAGCAGGGCTCGGCGGTCAGCAGCTCTGACTGTGCCGTATCTGATCCCGAGGTCAGACACTCCAGTGATGGAGAACATGGACTCGTTCAATCTCCCTTGGAACGGGATCGGCAGCAGGGGTGTGAACAACCTGTGCAGTCGGCTGCTGATGGCTTTGCTGCCACCGACCGAGGCGTTCTTCCGCTTCACGATGGACCCGGTGGAACTGGAGAAGCAGGAGTCGGCGATGGCCGCCAGCGGCGCCAGTGACGACGACATTGCGGCTCTGAAGTCTGAGATGGAGTTGGCGCTCAACAAGCTTGAGCTGTCAGTTCTGCGCAGCATTGAAACCAGCAATGACCGGGTGGTGCTGCACGAGGCGCTGATGCACCTTGTTGTGGCTGGCAACTGCCTGCTGCACATCGATGAGGATGGCTGCCGGGCATTCCCTCTGACTCAGTACGTGCTGCTGCGGGACCCCATGGGCAACCCGCTGGAGTGCGTGGTCTGCGAAGAGTTGACCGATGAGACGCTGCCAGAAGAGCTGAAGCAGCTGGTCAAGGAGGCTGACGATGAGCGGCTGATGGGTGGTGGTGCTCAGGTGATCGGCACCCAGGACCCGTTTGAAGACAACAGCCAGTACAAGGTCCACAAGATCTTCACCCATATCCACTGGGATGGCGACCGAGTGGAGTGGTATCAGGAGTTCAAACAGAAGGAGCTGAACGGCTCCCGCGCCAGCGCACGCAAATCAGCATCGCCATGGCTGCCGCTGCGCATGACTTCCATGAGCGCCAGCAGCTATTCGCCTGGCTACGTGGAGACAGCTTGCATTGCAGATCTGCAGACAGCTGAGGCTCTTACTCAGGCTGTTTGCGAGGGCTCGCTAGTTAGTGCTCAGTGCAAGTTTCTGGTGAAGCCATCAGGTGTTTGCAATCCCAAGGTCTTAGCGGAGTCGGCCAATGGGGCATACGTGCCTGGCAATCCTGATGATGTATTCCCTGTTCAGATGGGCGGTAAGTCTTCAGACCTTGCCGTTGCGTCGGCGACTCTTCAGCAAGTTGAGCAACGCCTGGCGGCGAGTTTCATGCTGGCTGAGATGCGTCAGGCAGAGAGGGTGACAGCTGAGGAGGTTCGCCAGCAAACCCTGCAGCTGGAGAACGCTCTTGGTTCGGTTTACGCGAACTTGACCGTCTCATTTCAAGCGCCATATATCTCACGCAAGCTTGAGCTATTTGCACGTCAGGGCGGCATGAAGCGATTGCCTGAGGGCATGATCAAGCCAGTCACTTCAGTGGGTCTGGCTGGTGTTGGCCGTGGCAATGACCTGGAGAAAACAGCCAGGTTCATGAATATCTTGCAGACAACCCTTGGCCCAGAGTCTGTTGCTGCTTACATCAAGCCGTCAGAATTGCTGCGTAGACTTGCAAGCAGCATGGGGATTTCCCCAGTGGGGTTAGTTAAGACTGAGCAAGAACTTGCGGCTGAGCAACAAGCAGCTCAGGAGCAAGCAATGCAGCAACAGCTGATGTCTCAGGGCATGGCTGATCCTCAGAAACTGGCTAACGCCGCGGCTACTGCTCAGGAAATGAATCAACCACCGGAGGGCTAATGGCTGGGTCACAAACAATTCCTTGGAACCCCGACGAAATCACGGGACCTGAGATCAGCACACCTGACGCCACTGGCGAAGGGATGGTGGCACCAGGACAGGAGGAATTGGCGCGGGAGTTTGATGAAGGTCCTGCCCCTGAAGAGAAGCTGCTCGGCAAGTTCGAGAGCACGGAGGACCTGGCAAAGGCCTACCAGGAGCTGGAGAGAAAACTCAGCGACCAGTCCCCTCAACGTGCCGCTGAGCAAGCGCCGCCCATTGACGCTCCCACAAGCTATACACAGCAAGAGGCTGTGGATGTTTACGGCGAAGAGGCCGTAAGTGCCTTGGCGGACAAGGGCTTGGACATGGCGGAGATTATGTTCAAAGCCGATAGCGGTGAGGACATCAGTGCCCATTACGACGCACTTGCTGAGACGTTCCAAGTCCCTCGCCAGGTGGTGGAGAACTATGTCAATGGCGCTCAAGCTGAACCGGTGGCCGGTGAAGGACTCACTGATTCGGTAGTTGCTCAGATCAAGTCCGAGGTTGGTGGTGATACGCAGTTCCAGCAGCTGACTGCTTGGGCTCAGCAGAACATGAGCCGGGATGAGCTGGCTGAATACAACGCCACGGTGGATAGCGGTAACGCCACAGCCATCCGCTGGGCACTCAAATCAATGCAGGCCAGGGCAATGCAACCAAGCCAGGGAAGGACTGAACCCAAGATGTTGGGTGGCCGTCCTCCTTCTGCGGAGCCCACGTTTACTTCAAAGCAGCAAGTCCTAAATGCAATGAATAAGCGGGACGAAAGGGGCCGCAGGTTGTATGACACCGACCCGAGTTACCGCGAGAAGATCGCCGAAGTGCTGGAAAGAAGCGACGTTTTCTGATTACTCTGGGGCCAGGTACGTTGCACCACTGCAACTGATCGGCCCCCGCGGGGACAACCGAGAGGATTGAGTGCTCGCAAGACCGCGCAAACTTCTCTGCCTTTCTTGTAATGGCTGACGCAAAACTTTCACGCTTGGGCGCCATAAAAGGCGACGCAGGCTCTTTCTCGGCGACTATCTCCAACATGGAGAAAGCTCGGGCTTTGTTCCTGAAGCTTGGTAGCGCTGAGGTCCTCGACGCTTTCGAGCGCTTCTGTGTTTTCAAGGGCAAGACCCGTGAGCGGAACATCCGTGGCGGCAAATCCGTCGCGTTCCCGATCACCGGCAAGATGGCTGCTGCCTATCACCAGCCGGGCAAAGAAATCACAGGTGACGGCAACGATCCGTCCGACCTGAACGAGCGAGTGATCACCGTTGACTCTCTGATGGTGGCCGACGTGGCCATCGCTGAGGTCGATGAACTCATGAACTATTGGGACGCACGCGCTGTCTATACGACGGAGCTTGGGCGGGCCCTCGCATACGAGTGGGACAAGCGTGTTGCCCGTCTGATCTTCAACGGTGCTGACTCCTCCAAGTACGCCGAGCCCCTGAAGAAGGACGGCTCTGATGACAACGGTGGTCCCCCGGATAACCGCGGCCGCACTGGTTTCTCCAAGACCGTTTCTCTGTCTGGCACCAACCAGGAGAAGGGTGACGCTCTGGTCGAAGCAATCTTCGATTGCAAAGTGGCCATGGAGAAAAAGGACGTTCCTACTGACGACCTGTACGGCGTGTTCTCCCCTGAGAACTACTACCTGATCACTCAATCGAGCCGCGCGATTAACACCGACTTCAACGGTTACAGCGCACCCAACGGCACGATTGCTGAAGGCCGTACTGCTTATGTGGCTGGCATCCCCATCTACAGCAGCAACCACGTTGTTCAGTCCGCCTACACCAACGTGGCTGGCGACATGAACTCCAACTATGCGGCGAACCTGAGCAAGTGCGACGGTCTGATCTTCCACCGCGACGCCGTTGGCGTTGTGTCCCTGCTGTCTCCTGCTCTGCAGATGACTAGCGGTGACTGGAACATCAGCCACCAGAGCACCCTGTTGCTGGCCCGTCAGGCCATCGGCATGGAAGTGCTTCGCGCTGAGTGCTGCGCTCGCATCATCCACAGCTGATAACGTCAGAAAGACGATTAGCAGTCGTTCGAGGGGTCAGCCTGAACTGGCCCCTTTTTTATTGGCTGCGTAAGCTGTGGTGGTCACTTGTGCAGAGGTATGTCCAACACCCCTGAGAGCACAGTGCCGGGGAGATCGACGCTGCTGAATGCGGTGAACGTCTTGCTCCTGAATATCGGTGAAGAGCCTGTAGACAACCTGCTGGACCTGAAGAACCAGGAGGCTCGGATGGCTCAGATGACTATCGAAGAGTTTCACAAGGATGGACAGGCCCGCGGATGGACCTGGAATACAGACATCGGCTATACGTTCAACGTTGATACAGAGGAAGAGATCGTTGTCCCCGGCAACGTTTTGGCTTTTCAGGTTGATCCTTATCAGTACAACAACCGGTTCATGCTGCGGGGCAAGAAGGTCTATGACCGGCTGAACCAGACCACCAAGTTTCCGTCCAGCAGCGGCGTCACTCAGATCCAAGCTGATGTGATCTGGATGCTCAGCTGGGACGACAGCCCTGAGGTCTACAACCGATACACGACTATTCGCTCTGCCCGTGTGTTTTCCACCCGAGTGCTGGGCTCTGACTCAGTGACTCAGTTCACCGCCGTCGATGAAGAGAAGGCGATGACTGAGCTGATGCGGGTGGAGATGTTGCAGGCCAATGCCAACGCACTGACCGGTGGACCATTTGGCGCCCCGTTCCCGACCTATCAGCCCAGCTTTGGCCTGATGCGTGGGGGAGGGCCTTACGTTGGCTAATCTCGTCAACTATGTGATCCCCAACCTGATTCAGGGGGTCAGCCAACAGCCGGACGCGCAGCGAGATCCGAGCCAAGGCGAGAAGCAAATCAACGGGATGAGCTCCATTGCTGAGGGGCTGCGCAAGCGTGACTGCACGGTCACCTTGGCCAAGGTCAGCGACAGCAATTTTGGGGACGCGTTCTTTCACAGCATCCTGCGCGACCAGCAAGAGCAATATCTGTCAGTAATCACCAAGGACAAGATTCAGGTGTTCGGTCTCGACGGGACTGAATACGACGTGATCGAGGCAGACAGCTCTGCGTTCGATTACTTGGGCACGGTGCAATCGGCCAAGTCCGATCTCCGGGCTGTGACCATTGCTGACTACACCTTTGTCAGCAACCTGCGGAAGCTCCCTGCGATGGACGGGGACAAGTGGCCGGAGGATGCACGCCCTGACAACGAGTGCCTGATCTGGGTGAAGCAGGCCAACTATGGCCAGACCTATCGGGTCAACATCAACGGCACTGAGGTGACTGTCGAGACGGCAGTGGCCCCGGTGGTGGCAGCTGGCGGCAACGTTCAAACCAACCGCATCAGTTCAGAAGAAATCGCGCAGCAGATCATGCGCGGCTTTATCGGCGGCGCTGTTGACAGTTCAACTGGCCTGACTGTGACCGCGGCCGAGGGGACGCTCGACGGCACGACCGATGAGCTGACCACGATCACAGACAACGGCGGCACCGGTCTGACTGTGAAAGTCACAGTTGACGGGTCCAAGGTGACAGCTGTTGCTGTTGAGAGCGGTGGCTCTGGCTACCTGAAGGACGACAGCATCAAGGTGCTGAAGAAGTCGATCATGGCCCTGGACTCCGAGGGCGAGCCTTACGACGGCGACGACGCGGACGACGAGGTTGAGATTGCGGTGGTCAACACGGTCGGGACTGCACCTGGCACTGACCTGGAGATGGAACGGCAGGGCTCAGTGATCTGGGTGAAGTCGGACAAGACGATCACCATCGAAGCGACTGACGCCCGAGCCAACACAGACATCACGGCAATCCTGGACAAGGTTCAGGTGTTCACCGAGCTGCCCACCATCAGCCCGATTGGGTATCAGGTGGAGATCGAGGGCGACCCTGGCAACAGCTTCGACAACTATTACGTGGCGTTTGAGCCCCGCAGTGGGGATTTCAACGAGGGCTCATGGCTGGAGACCGTGAAGCCAGGGCTGGTTTACAAGATCAACGGCAGCACCATGCCGCACCTGTTGGTGCGTCAGCCAGACGATGACTTCTGGTTTGGCCCTGCTGATGGCAGGACGATCAAGGCTGATGACGAGTCTTGGGAGATCACCATCCCGAGCTGGGGCCAGCGCAACAGTGGCGATGAGGAGACCGCCAAGCTGCCCACCTTCCTGGCTAACGGTGGCAGCGCCATCAGTGACATCGGGATCTACAAGAACCGGCTGTACTTCCTGTCAGACGAGGCGATCATCCTCAGCCGTGCAGGTGACTTCTTTGAGTTCTTCCCCACCACCGTCACCAACGTTCTGGACGACGATCCGATTGACATCGTTGCCAGTAACAACCGCGTGTCAGTGCTGCGTTATGCGGTGCCGTACCAGGACGAGCTGATCCTGTTCGCTGATCAATATCAGTTCCGCTTCAACTCAGCAGATACAGGGCTGACGCCAAGCACAGCTCAGATCACAGTGCTCACCCAGTTCGAGGTGGACTCTGCGTTGCGGCCAATTCAGGCCGGCGGCGGAATCATCTTTGGCCAGCGCAACGATGAGTGGGAGAGGGTCCGCGAGTTCAGTGTCCGTGGTGCGGGAACTGCGCTGACTGCAGACGCTGCTGACCTGACCAGCTACATCAGCACCTTTGTTCCCAAGGATGTCTATGCCATGACCGGCAATGACACCGGGAACATGGTGTTCATGATCAGCAACCGGAAGGACGCTGGCATGTTCGGCGAAGACTTCCGCAAGCGGATCTATGTCTACAAGTACTTCTATCGGAACTCAGGGCAGCAGATTGAGCGGGCCCAGAGCAGCTGGAGTTACTGGGAGTTCGGTGGCTCGACCCAGGTGCTGCAGGTGCTTTGCATCGAAGAAGAGCTCTACATGCTGGTGCTCTACGACGATGAGGTTTATCTGGAGAAGATGAGCGTCACCGATCGTCTCGGCAGTGACGACGGCTCGCCCTATCCACTGCTGTTGGACAGGCGCACTGACAACACCAACGCCACGCCAGGTCCACTGCGAGTGGACATTGATGCTTACGACAAGGACAAGCAGACCACCAAGGTCACGATCAAGTACACGCCGACCACAGACATCGAGGTCTGGTCTGGGTTCAACATGGCCTACGACAAGGACGACGACACCAAGACTTGGCTAGGGCCAAAGCTGGTTGGAACGATCAAGAAGGGAGAAACCAGCGTCGAGTGTGCTGGCGATTGGGAACACGCCAACCTGTTCTGCGGTGAGGCGTTCACGTTCCACTACCGCTTCACTCGTTTCAAGTTGGTGAAAGAGATTGGTGGTGGCCGAGCTGCGACTAACTCAACCAGAACACAGGTAAGAAAAGCAGCGCTCAGGTATCACGAGACCGCTTATTTCAAGGCCGTCACCAAGCCAGAGAACAGGCAGCAAGGTGAGTACGTGTTTGATGCCACCGAGATCGCGGTGCGTGCCAGCAGTATTGGCAACCCACCAGTAGTGCACGAGGACCCTGCTCGCTTCTATGAAGGGGTGTTCAACATCCCGATCATGAGCCGGGGAGAACAGTGCATCGTTGAGATACAAAGCGACAAGCCTCACCCCTGCAAGTTCTCCACCTGTGAATGGATTGGATTACTCACCGGAAGATCGAGGCCTTTGCAATGAAGTGGGCAGCTCCGACCCTCAATGGGGTGGTTTATATCGGCAACAACCTGCGGCAGGTGGACCGCATGGAAGTGCTGCTGAGCGACAACTTGCCAGGCCGTGAGGCGGTGTTGCGCAGTTGGATGGAGAGCGACATCAGCCAGATGGTGACGACTGATGTAGGGGAACCCTGCGGGATGGTGGGAATCAATCACGACATCATTTGGATGCTTGGCACGGACAAGCTGATCGGCTCAAAGAGGGATTGTTTCCAGATATGCAGAGAAGCGCGAAGATGGGTGGAGCATTACCTGAAGGAATTGGACCGCCCGTTGTGGAATGACGTTTGGGTCAAGAACACGACGAGTATTGCTTGGCTAAAAGCAATCGGATTCACGGTCGAGGAGCCCCGTCCAATGGGTGAAAGTGCTGCACTGTTCTGCCGTTTCTGGAGGAAGCCCTAATGGTGTTGCCTTTGCTGGGACTAGGCGCCGGCGTTGCGTCTGCTGGGAAGCTCGGACTTGCTCTTGGTGTAGGTCAAGCAGCACTAGGAATTGGCCAGCAGTACATCGGCTGGCAGGCCAAGAACCAGCAGTACAAGTTCGATAAAGCTTTCAGCGAAGCCAATTCAGAGTTTGCGTCTTGGCAGGCAGGGTTTAACGCCAGGATCAATAACGCCAATAAGCAATTTCAGTACTGGCAGGAGACGGTTAATTACAACCAAGAACTTGCCTACGCCAATAACGCCAGGAACGTCGAATCACTGAGAGCCTTCCGGCAGGCCGAGGTGGTGCGTGACACCAGGGCAGCAGCAGGCGCCAGCTACATCCAAGACTCCGAGGCAATTGCCGCTTCACTGCAGGAGCAGGAGATGCAGGCGGCCATCGCCCAGCAGCAGTACTCCTGGCGTGCGCTGCAAGCTCGCAGCTCTGTCCGTGCTCTGGCGCAGGAGGGCAAGAGCATTGACCGGCTGGTGAATAACTACGCCCGGCAAGAGGGCGACTACATGGCAATCGAAGAGATCAACGAGGGCATTCGTAATCGGCAGTACACCCGCGCCCAGGCCGGCCGCATCGCTCAGTACTTGAGCCAATACAACAGCCAGCAGTTCTACGACGAGCAGGTGATCTTCGATCCTGTTGTGCCGTTCCCGCCGTTGCCAACGATGGTGACGCCACCGCCACCGAACCGCATCGGGGCAGGGCCCAGCAAGGCCGGCATGTTCCTTGGTATGGCCGGCTCGATCCTGGATGGCATTGATACAGGCATGAGCTTTGCCGGAAAGATCAAGGCGCTCGGCACGCCTAAATCCAGCAAGGGGGCAGGCACATGACTCAATCAGGCGCACTTCCTTTCGGCCAGGTAAGGCCTGGGGCTCAGTCAGTTAGCCAGTTCATTCAGCCTGCTCAGCGACAGGTAGCTGATGCAGCGCGCCCGTCACTGCTGCCGCAGGTGAAGACCATCACCACCCAGCAGATGGCTGGCACCAGCAGCGTGCGGGGATACAACGAGCTGGCTGATATTGCTGAAGCGCTTGGCCCCCTGAACAAGGGGCTGGTGAAAGCAGCGCAGAAGTTCTACATCAACGATGCGACTTCAAAGATTGAGTCGGGTTACGCCGAGCAACAGCAACTGCTGAACCAGACGGAACAGACCCGTTATCTGCTGCAGCAACAGGCAGAAGCAGGCAGCGCTGAGGCAGCAGCAAGGATCACCAAGCTTGAGAGGAATGACCCTGCCGCTGGTCAGCTGCTGCGGGAGGCCAACCCCTGGAAGCTGATTGGCCGCCGTCGCCTCATGGCGCAGATGGCTGGCGCAGAGATTGACAACGCGCTGAGTGCAGAGCTGGTCAACAACCCAGTGCTTGGGAACCTCAAGCCGGGCAGCCAGCAGCTCATGCAAACAAAGGTCCGCCTGAGTCAGGAGGTGTTGGACCGCTACGGGCTGGACGGCAGCGAGCCCGAGTCTTCTTATTACATGACCCCCAAGCTGAACGAGGCTTGGGACAAGTTCACCGAGAAGCAGGGCAAGCTCTACGCAGAAGAGGTGCGGCGGTCCACCGTTGAGGCGACCGTTGCTTCATCTGTTCTGGAGATGGGGCGGATTATCCAGCCAGGCTTTGCTGGTTTCCCCCGTGAAGACGGAAGCATGGTGGTGGCTGGTGACGGGCAGGAGTTCCTGCAGCGCAGCGCCTCTGCTTTTACCGACAAGATCACCATTGACCTGCAGCAGCTGGCAGGCAAAGACAAGACCGATGCGCTGGAGAAGATCCGCTCTGAGCTGGTGAGGGTCTATGGCCCCAACCCCTTGGCCATGCTGATCCTCAAGAACATCCGGGGTGGCCGGGCGTTCGACGACAGAGGGAATCCAGTCCCGTTGGATAGGCGGCCGGCCTGGGGGAACACCTTTGGTTGGGACTTGGCGGAGGGTCAATACGAGGGAATTGATCTGCGGCAGAAGCAGTTTGAGCAGCAGCAGGAGACCTTTGCACAGCAGGGTCAGATGTCGTGGCAGCAGGGCCCGGCGACGCTGGACCCCAGCAGCGAGGAATACACAGAGGCGGTCGATGCGTGGCGCCAGGCCCAAGACCCCCGGTGGGTTGACGCCGAGAAGTTCCTCGCCGGTCAGATCAAGAACGAGCAGGAAGGCCAGGCGATGTCCACCTATGTGGACCCGGTGGCTATTCAGGCTGAAGCAGAGATCCCGATGCTGGGGCCTGACAACTTCCTTCCTGAAAACCGGGCAGGGATTAAAGCGTTGGTGGACTTCATCGTTGAAGGCTCGGCCCTGACTCCGCAGCAGGCAGCGAAGAAGAGGCAGGAGCTTTACAAGCAACTAGCTGCTCGGGAGAAAGAGCTGGCCAAGATTCCGGCCGCAGGCAACACCGCCATCAAGAATGCGGTCAGGGTTGCAATGTCTGCTCCGGAGATCGCCAAGCTTGACGTGGGCAAGCAGGCGCAGCGGGCGTTCCTGATCCCTGGCATGAGCTTGGGCAATGCCGTTAGTGCATCGTCTAACGAGGACTACAAGGCTTATTACGCAGCGATCTCATCGGCTCTGACCAGGGAGACACAGAACGCTGCCAATGCCTATATGCAAAGGGAGGGGTTGAAGGTTGTGCCTGACGGCATGTGGGGCGACTTTGTTGAAGAGGCCAAGAAGGTTGTGTTTGGGCCGCAGGGAACAGCCACCCAGATGAAGGAAGCGTTCCTGTTGAAGCAGCCCAAAACGACGGTCACCCCTGGCGGCAAGGGAATCCCCAACCAGCCAGAGGCCGCACCACCTGCGGTGCCGTTTACCCCAGTCAGCTTCGACAACCTGAACGGTGTGCCGGATCAGGTCGCGAAGAACTACGTGGAGAAGCCGATCATGACGGGCAGGGCAGTGAGCCAAGTGCTGTCCAACCTGCAGATCAAGGTGATGCCCAAGGGGCTGGAAGATCTGGCTCGCAAAGCCAACACCAACGTCTACGAGCTGATGCGTCAGCAGCTGCGTTACTACCCCGTGCTTGACCAGAACGGGGAGGCTGGCCGCTACCTGAAAGAGATGTCTCGCCAGGCGGACAAGAACAACCGCGTGTCGAGCGCCAACTTCTACCGGTTCGCCGGGGGAGGCGTGGGGATGCCCATAGCCACCAACGTCAACGCCCCAGGTGGGTGGCTGACAAACATGCTGCTCGGAGCCTGACGATGCCTGCTTTCAATTTCACCCCAGTGGAGGACCTGACTGCACTGGATGCGTTGGAGCCGATCGAGATTGGCCCGCGTCAGCGATACGAGCAGAAGGTTGAGGACAAGCTTGGCCTAGGCGGCCAGTTCATGAACGCCCTTGGCAGCCCTGATCTGTTGTCAGGTGTGCTGACAGGCCCCGTCAATGGCGTCAGCAAGTTGACGAACGCGTTGGGTGATGCGTTCCAGAACCTGCTGCCCGGCGTGACTAAGCCGATCGACACGTCTGACGCGTGGACGATCTCAGACGAGCAGGTCTCTACATACCTGCGCCCTGCTGCCCGGTTCGCCGGCAGCGTGATGGGCTTTAGCCAGAACCTGGAGCTGATGCGTCAAGGCGCAAACGTCAGCAAGGCCATCGCCTCTGGTGAGCTGCCCGGCCGAGCGGCTTTCAGCACGGATGAGATCACAGCTGCCGACCCTTACGGCATCGACCTTGGCGAGATGATCGGCGCCGAGACAGCGGGTGGCGTTGCGCTGGCTGGGATCAAGAACATCCCAAGGGTGCAGAGCCTGCTGGCCAGGATGCGCAATACGCAGCAGGTGAAGAACCTGGCTGTTGCAGCGAGTGTGCCGGGCCGGACCCGCACTGCGGTCAAGTTCGCTGGCAATGCAGCTGACGGCCTGAGCACAACGGTGGCGGCCACCGCGTTCATGGACAACTCCGAGGGCAACCTTGGCAACCTGCCTGAGCTGTGGGGTGGCAAGCCGATCGGCCTTGGTGTTCAGCCAGGTGACGACTACTTAGAAGCGACAAGGAAGACAGCTCTGCTTGAGGGTTTGCTTCTCCCTCTTGCAGTGCTGGGTGTTGCTGCACCGGTCAGGCCATTGCGCAATGCCGTGGCTTCTGGTGATCTGCCCGGTGGCTTGCAGGCGTTGGCTGATGCTGAGCTTGCTCCCTACATGGCGCCGCTCACCAAGGCACAGGGGCAGAAGTATTTGCCGGCGATGCAGACCGTGCGGCAGAACGTCATCCCTCCTGAATACCGGGCGCCATCAGTCCAAAAGGAGCCACGCCTGACACCCAAGGGTGGGCCGATTGTTCCCTATGACTCAGCGATTAGCCGTGGTCTGAGCGAGAACCTGCAAGTGCAGCAGGTGAAGCAGCAGCGCACCCGGCTGGAGAACATGGGCCTGCTGGTGCAGACCGATGGATTGCGGCAGCTGGACCTGGGGCTGAACGGGGTAGTGGACCCTGGCATCCGCACTGAGATCAAGGAGCTGCAGATGCAGCGTGGTGTGGCGATCAGGGAAGGTGCCGGTGAAGCAGTGCTGGCAAACATCGATGAGCAGATCGACAACCTGACGATGCAGGGGAGAAGCAATCGTCTGGACTTTGTTGAGGCAGGCCCCGAGGCACCACCAGAGAAGCCCGACCCCCGGCCTGAGCTGGACACGATGCTGGCCCAGCTGGATGAGCTGAGTGACAGCGAGCTTGTGACGTTGCTGGAGAACGTCAACGAGCCCGTCCGTCAGGCGCAGCGCAACACCGAGATGCTCCGGCTCAACGAGACGGTGCAGAACCTGCAGCAGGAGATCATCAACATCAGGGCACGGGTTGAAGACGAGACGCTGCCCAAGTCGAAGCGGCTTACCAAGGTCGGGGCTGCCCGCAAGATCACCAAGATCGAGGCATCAATAGCGCAGGCCCAGCAAGAGCTGGGAACGCTGGAAGCAAGCAACGCACCTAAGCAGCCGTCTCTGGTTGGGGACCAGCTGGAGATAGTGATGCAGGAGGGGCAGCAAGAGCTGGACCTGGCTGCAGGCGCACCGGCCCCTGACGTGGAACTGCCAGCTCTACGCCAGTTCAGCTGGGATGAAGAGACAGGCACCTGGCGCAAAGACCTTGGCGGCTACCCCAACACTCAGGCCTACCGGGAGGAGATCTCTGGTTGGAACCGCGACTTGCTGCGGCAGATGGCTAACCCCAGCAACAGCCCTGAGGTGGCAGCACTGGTCAAGGCCCGCACTGGCCGCCGGGTCTACCAAGCCAAGAAAGGGGACATCGTTGATGCGTTCGTTGAGATCGCTCAGCGGCGCAATCGCTACTTGGATGCCGAGGAGTTCCGGCAGCTTGGTATCGACATGGGTGAGTACGGGGTGCAGGGTGAGCTGCTGCCTCTGGAGGTGCGCAGCGAGGCACGTCGCGAACGGATGAAGCAACAGCTGCTGGAAGCAGCCGTGCGTAACGGTGAGGTGCAGCCACCTTTCAGCCCGCTGCCCGAGCGGCCGATGCCTGAGCTGAGCCAGACCTACACCGTGCAGCAGGTCATAGATGATCCTGCTTTTGCGCGGGCCTACGCGGAGGACGCCATCCCTACTTACAAGGCAGGGAACAAAGGTGTTGACGAGATGCTGGAAGAGATGCGTCTGCGTTTCGACTACGCCGAGCTGGACGCTCAGGCCTGGCGGATGCAGCGCAACGCAACCATGGACGCCATCGGCTGGGACCGTCTGACCTGGGAGCAGAAGAAAGCCTCAGGTTTGCTGGACCTGAAGATCTATTCCATGGGCAATGGCGACATTCCTTTCGCCAAGGAAGACCTGGGCTTCCGTCGCCCCGAGCTGCAGACCGGCTTCACCAGGACAGAGGGGCCTGTGGTCTCAGAGCGCCCCACCCGTGCAGCTGAACCACCGCGGAAACCACAGCGTTATTCCTACACAGCAGATGGCCTGATCAAAGAGAAGGTCGCGGTGCCCAAGACCCCGGCGCCAAAGGCAGAACCAAAGGCCAAGGCACCAACAACAGAGAAGGTGGATGTTCAGTTCTCTAGCCCTGAAGATCCGATGGTGAACCAGCCCAAGGCACTGAGCCAGCGAGTTGAGAAGGAGACCCGGAAGGGGCTGAGGATTTCTAAGCAAAGCCTTGCCAGAGTGAAGCAGCAGATTGAAGAGCTTCGCGCTCAACAAATCGGGAGGGCCTGCTGATGGATTGTTCTGAAATTGATGCACAACTACGGACTCTCGAAGAAGCCAAGGATCTCCTTGAGAAGAACATCACTGATGGCGAGGCATTACTTGCGCTGAACAAGGAGTTCAAAAGAGCAACAGCAAAAGGCAAGCCCAAGACGATCACGACTTACACGGGAGACAAGATTGAGCTGGCCCCTGGCGACTGGATTAAGCGGGCTGAGGATCTGGCTGTTCGTGCCGGCAGTGCAGAGATCCGAGAGATGGTCCTGCAGGGCTTCATGGGCAGGGAAGGCAAGGGCCTGAAGCCGGATGGCCGGCGTGGCGCAATGATCAACTACTCCCAGTTCGCGCCAAGCAAGGCAAACATCACTGCGATCTTGGAAGTCCTTGGCGTGATGCGTCAGGACAGTGACAAGGGCAAGGCCCTGACTGCCAAGTTCACTGAGCAGGTGGCACTACGAGAGATCCTGTCGATCTCCAAGAACTTTGGTGCCAACCCACGGGAGGTGTTTGCCTATGCGCAGCGCCAGCTGAAGGGGATTGAGCGACTGCCCGCCACGGCAGTGATGGTGCAGCGGGGCAAGCTTGAGACCGCAGCTCAGATGGCTGATGCCATTGAAGAGATTGCAGACGTGATCAAGGTCACCGGTGCAGTGCCCGACGATCTCAAGATTCAGATGGGCAATGTCATGCGGTGGGCTGCTGCCTACGAATCGCTTGACGCTGCAGTGGCCACAAAGGTGGGCCAAGCCCTGCGCAGCCGGCAGTACGGCGACGCACTGGACGATGCGTTGGGACAGCTAGATGACAAGAGGCTGCTGGACCTGGCCAAGGATCTGGACTTTGACGAGTTCCCAGCCGGCAGCCTTGGCGCCCAGGTGATCGAGGCGATTGAGAACGGCGACCCGCAGAAGCTCAAGAAGATCGCCACTGCCAAGCGGATCATGAGCGTCAACAGGACGCCGAACAACAGGCCTGACTTCTTGGTTGGGGTTGAGATCCTGAACAACTACCGGAAGGACAACCTGTTCAGCAGCCTTTCGACTTGGCTGATCAGGAACCCAATGGCTGTGTTGATCAATTTCAACTACGGCATGGAGGATCTGTTTGAGGGGATGTATCGCCAGGGTGTTGGCGATGGCCTGAAGGCAACAGCTCACGCACAGAAGATGGCGTGGCGTGGTTATCAGACCGCGTGGCACAACGCTTCCAACCACTTCCTTTATGGAGACGCCAAGTTCTCTGTGAAGAACATGACTGAGGTGGCTGCTGATCAGGCGGCTGATCTGCGCCAGCAGCAGTGGGACAACATGAACCAAGCCTGGGAGCAGTTCACCAGGGTTAGGTCCTGGACCCCAGTTCTGAATCAGGCAGTGGGCCTGAACAACATGCTCAACGCTGGCACCCGGCTGGTGATTGGCGGCGCGATTCAGAAGATGTCAGGCGGCACGGTGGACGCTGGTTATTACGCCAGCTTCCGAGCCCTTGGTGCTTTTGACGAGGGGCTGCGCAAGATGTCCTTTGACTGGAAGGTGAACCATGAGGCTTACCTGCGAGCAGCAAATGAGGCGAATAGCCAGGCGGACTTCGAGGGGCTGACTCGTTCCCAGTGGATTGAGAAGAGAGCAGAGAGCTTGGCGGAGACCGCCGTGTTCTCCGGCCTGATGACTGACGATGACCTGGCCAAGCTGCGCACTAGGCAGGTCGGCTCTGGTCCTGAAGGGTCAATGAACATCGACCCCGACGAGCTGCGGCTCAAGATGTTCAACGATCTGAACGGTGTGCCCAACCCTGCTGATGAGCTGGGCGCCATTGGTGTGAAGCGAGGTGATGACATCACCGGCACTGGTTCGTTCAACGACCCCCTGAACCAAGGCATTCAGCGGCTGCGGTCTAACCCGGTAGCTGGCTGGCTGGTGCCTGTGTGGAAGACGCCGGCCAACATGATTGGCTACGCCATGAACCGCGACGTGATGGGCCGGGTGGTGCGTCAGGTTGCGATGGAAATTGCCAATAAATCTGGCAAAGCAGACATCTCCCCGGAGTTGTTGGCTGTGTCCCGTGCTCGCACCACTGTTTCGCTAGGTCTGTTCATGGGCACCTCCTTGCTTTGGCAGGGTGGTGTGCTCAACGACGGCGGCACTGCCTACGGAGATAGCAATCAGCGGGAGAGGGAGTCACGCAACCGTGTCCCCTATTCGCTCAATATCGGCGGCGAAGAATACGGGATGAAAGTCAACGTCAACTCGATTGACTTCTTCGACATCATGATGGCCCAGGCTGATTTGATGCGGGCTTTCCAGACAGCACGCATCAGCGGCGACACGTTTGGCAATGGCGTCGGTTTGGTGATGCGTGCCTATGCCGGACTGATGGGCCGCAAGTCATCGCTCAAAGGCCTGAACGATCTGTTCTCCTTTATGTCTGACCCGGACGATCAGTGGAAGGGCGCAAGCCTGGCCTCGTCAATGGTCAGCGGCCTGATGCCTTACGACGGACTGCAAGGCAACATCATTCGTTCGCAGCGTGGGCCGGTTGGCCGGCTGAAGGATCGCCGCTACCTGACACCTGATGAGGCAAGGGCTTTGGGTCAAGATCCGGTCGCCCCGCTTATCCAGAACATCCGTGGCTTGATCGACAACGCCACCAAGAACAACGTGCTGAGCTTTGCCACCAAGCCGCAGTTTGAAAAGGACTGGACAGGGACACCGATCGAGACAGTGCGTGGCCTGCCCCAGGATTACGCCGCCCCCTTCTCAGCACAGCGCAAGCCAAAGGATGCAACTTGGCGGTGGATTGAGAAGCACGGCTTCATGGTCAAGCCACGGCCTAGCGGTGATGTGACTTCTGCAGTGGCCAGGCTCGCTGGTGTGTCAGCAGAGATGAGGATGACTGACGACGAGGAGCTGGTTTATCGCGAGGCGTTCCACTCTCGGAAGGGAGAGATGGACCCTGACCTGTTGGTTGGTGACACAACCAAGCCGGGCGCCGGCGGGATGCCTACTGCACTGTCGAACTTGGGTGGCATTGGGCAGTACGTGCAAGGCAGGACTTTCAAAGAAGCGCTGACTGCTCTGCGTCTTGATGAGCGTTACGCCGCGATGCTCACTTCTACAACCAACAACCCGAGTCGGGTGATGGTGAACAAGGAAGGCGAGCAGCCCAACATCCTTGAGTCCTTGGATGCGAGGAAGGACAGGTTCAAAGATCCCTACAAGGTCTATGGCCCAATTCAAAAGATCATTGATTACTACGACCAGCAGGGTCTGGTGATCATGGCCACCGAGACAGAGAGTTTCCGTGAGCGACTCGCGTTGATGGCTAAGCAGCAATCGGCAAACGTGATGGAAGGATTACAGATGAGCCCCATGGGCATTGGTCGCCAGTAGCTGCCGCGTCTACGCTGGGGTCTGCAGTAGTGCAACGTTCCCGGCATGACCGTTCACCTGAGCTATCAAGAGTGGGACGGTGACGGCTCCACAAAGGAATTTACTTTTACCTTTGACTACCTAAACAAGAGTCACGTCTTTTGCTACCTCAACAACAGCAAGCTGAAGCTTGTTGCTGATGGCGAGCCGGCTGATGGCGAGTGGGCCTGGGACGGTGACAAGAAGGTCAAGCTCGGCACTGCCCCTGAGAAAGGGGAGGTGTTCAAAGTTGAGCGTGACACCCCAGACGACAAGCAGATTGTTGAGTGGGAAGACGGCAGCTATCTGGTCTCCAACGATCTCAACACCAGTGACCTGCAGTGGCTGTATCTAATTCAGGAGCTGAACGAGGGCAGCGGCTCTGACGGTGGTGGCATCGTCAAGTCACTGGTTGGCACGCTGCCAGTCAAGATCGATAGCAGCACCCCGGCCAAGCCGGTTGTCAGCCTTGACCTGATCACCGGGGACCAGGCTGCGAAGGACCCGAGCGATCCAAGTTGGGACACTGACACCAAGGTGCTCACTCCGGCCGCGGCGATGCGGCTGTTTGGCACTGTCATTGGTGATGGCAAGAGCTATCCCGGTGACGGGAACAAAGGTCTCGATGGCAAGATCCGCATCGACGACTCGGATGAGGTCAACAAGAAGATCTATTACTGGAAGGACTCAGAGTTCGGCTGGGAGATCATTGACCTCCCGGCCAACGTTGTAATCCAAGACAAGGCACCAAAGAAGGGTGACCTTGAGGCAGGGACTCTGTGGTTTAACTCCACTGATGGCCGTCTCTACATTCTTTACAACGACGACTGGGCTGACGCTTCACCGGAAGGAACCTTTGTCGTCAACCTGGGCTACACCGCAGAGACTGACGGCGGCACGGTCACTAATGATAAAGGAGATGACGCGAAGCTAACACTTTCCACTGAGGAAAAGGCTGGCTTGATGTCACCTGCTCAGTTCAAAAAGCTAAAGGGCATCAACGATGGCGGCGAAGAGAACGTTCAGTCTGACTGGGGCCAGACGGACAGCGAGAAAGACGACTTCATCAAAAACAAGCCAACGATTAGCGAGAATGAAGATGGTGACATCACCAATGTTCGAGTCAATTTAAGTCGAACTGTCTCGGAAGAAACTGTCACTATCAACAACGATAAGGGCGACGACACAACCATCCCGACAGCCACTGATGAAAAGGCTGGCGTGATGTCAGCCGAGGACCACAAGAAGCTCAGCGCCGTTGGTGATGGCACTGATCTGGGTGAGAAGGACCGGGGCACCACCACCCTGACCATCACCAGCAGCACCGGTGACGACTACGTGGTCCCGGCCGCCACTCAAGAACTGTGTGGCCTGATGTCAGCTGGTGACAAGGAACGCCTGGCCAACACTGGCCGGGTGCTGCTGTTCCAAGGCCTCGTTGATCTGTCGTCCAGCGAGACGGAATCACCAACTGAAGATGGTGACGTTGGCTTTACCTGGATCAACGACAACGGGGAGAAGGAAGGCGCTCAGGAATGCTCGGCGGAGTGGGCGGCCAAGATCCGCAACATGAGCGAGGGCGACGCTGTTGGCGCCGGTGACTTTGTTATCTGGACTGAGCAGAACGACTTCGTTCACCTAGCCAACGTGATGATCCCCACCAACCTCACGGTGGATAACGTCACGGCTACGACGCTGGACGTGGCTAGCAGCACGGGTGGAGATGCGACCATCCCGGCCGCGACTGACACCAAAGCTGGCCTGCTGACCGGTGCCCTGCGCAAGAAGCTCAACGAACTAGAGAACAAAACCAACCTCAAGTGGGTTGGCAAAGGCAAGGACTCAGCAGTCATCGAGAGCGATACCGGTGACGACGCCACCCTCCCCAAGGTGACCAGCAGCCAGGCAGGTCTGATGTCTGGCACCGAGCACGACAAGCTCAAGGGCCTAACGGCTGGCGCCACCAAGTCCGACCTGGGTTACACCAAGGCAAAGGACCAGGGCACTGTCACCAACACCGGCGGCACGGCAGCCACGTTGCCTCTGGCTGATGGCACCAATGCTGGTCTGCTCAAGCCAAGCCACTACACCCGCATCGATGGCGTCGAGGACGGGGCAGAGAAGAACGTTCAGAGCGACTGGAACAACACCGTCACCACGGCTGACGCTTACATCAAGAACAAGCCGACGATCACGATTGAAGACGACAAGGTGACGAACATTGCGTTCGACCTGAGCGTCACCACCAACACCAACAACGTCAGGATCACCAACCCGTGTGGCAACGACGCCACCATCCCTGCAGCCACCGACACCAGAGCTGGGGTGATGACTGATGACGATCGGAAGAAGCTCGACAGCCTGAGTGCATACGTTCTGCCGACTGCCAGCACCACCGTTAAGGGCGGCATCAAGGTTGGCTCGATGCTGACGATGGTGGGTGGCGGCGACGAGGTGATGAACGTCTATCACCGCAGCACCAACGTTGCTGAGAGTGTTGTCTCCCGTGATGCAAGCGGGAACTTCGCAGCTCAGGACGTGCAGTTCAGCAAGCTGGAAGTCACATCAACCTCGAAGTTTGGCAACAAGATCGAAGGCACCAGCATCGAGATGTCAGGCAACATCTGTGCCTTCTCCGATGAGGTGCTGAAGAACATCAAGGGCTATGTGGTCCCTGCTGCTCACGCCAGAATCTGGGCTTACAAGTACACGCTCAAAGCAGACAAAGAAGAGAAGCCGCAGATTGGTTTCATCGCGCAGGAAGTACAGAAGGTTTACCCCGAGGCGGTGCACACCAACGACGAGGGGTTGTTGATGTTGGACTACGGAAAGATGGTGGTCCCGCTCTGGGCTCAGGTGCAGGAGCTACAGCGCAAGGTCGATGAACTTACCGAGAAACTGGAGGCCCTGTCATGACGCTGCCCTGCGATGGTGAGATTTGCATGGAGGATGTGGTCAAGGAGCTGAGCCTGACTGGCAACGCTTGCTTGAATAACGCTGCAATTAGAGACCTCGCAGGGAAACCATCAGGGAAGATCTGCTTTGACGATCTGTACTGCAAGTCCAAGGGCGGCAGTGTCGATGATGTGTTGCTGGTTGTTGGTAACTCCGACACTTTGGGGTATGCACCGTTGCAGCAGATGCAGTGGTCACTCGACCCATCAGGCAAGGGTGAAACAGAAGAGCCAGGCCCAGTCCCTGAGGAGTGGGGCACTTGGTTCCCGCCAGCCCCCTCGCAATACCTGTGGTACAACATCGACTTCATAAGGATGTCGCCTAACCAGCGATTCATCTACATCTATTTCGCCGCAGGAAGCGGCAATCAAATGCTGCTTGCCTGGAACAAGGCCCAGTCTTGGCAGACGGCCAGCTGGAATGCCGTGCCGCAGGACCCCTGGAGTGGTGGCAGCGGGGGCAATGGTCAGGGTGCAGCGGGTGCTGACTTCACCCATGACAACAAGTTCATGATCGCTGGGTTCAGGAACTACATCTATCCAAACGGGAATACCAACCCATTCTTGATGTGTTACGAGCTGACTGACTGGACACCAGACAGCCAAGGCAGACCCCAAGGAGCAAATGCCAGGTGGAAGACAGCGCAACCACCTTGGGTATTTGATAGGGACGAGATGGAGGACGCGACAGGACTCATCAACCCCAGTGTTACCAACCCTTGGTGTATGCCAAAGGGGCAGAAAACTTCAACAGAAGGAGTAGTTGTTTACAACTCAGGCAGCTATTTGTGCATCTGGAAATATCACCCAACTCAAGGGCTTACTTTTATGACTAAGTATCCCCATTCACCAACAACGCCGGCCGCTTTGCGTTGGGCTGACAGAAAGAATGGCAAGTGGGTTGTCTGTCATCCGACAAACATTCAGCCAGTTGTGGACGGCCTTGCTGATCCCGACAACCAAACAAACATCCTTCAGGTATGGCAGCTCCGGGCTAGCAACTACACCCTGATGCCTGCCTCCACATTGCAGAACCCTTGGCGCTACAAGGTCCGCACCAGGAACAATGGAATCATGGAGCCTGACTATTGGAGTGACTGGCGTTGGCAAACAAAGATCTGGATTGAGAGTAGGTTCGGCGACGATCCGATCTTTGTCAGTGAAGACAGGAAGTGGATCTGCTTCTTTAACGCCGGAGCGAACGATGACGTGTGGCCAGCGTGGCAGTACACCAAGATGGTGAGCGGGAAAGAGGTGGCTGCACAGGGCGAGTCGGACGCCACCATTCAGTACGGGGCAGAGGGCAAGCCAAAAACTTTTGACATTTACTTCGGCAAGTGGAATGACTCGACCGGAGTGATCACCAATCTGGTTGGTTTCAACCCACTGTCGCCTGACCCTGAAGACACACAGGCCAACCCCAACAGGGCAAGCGGATGGCAGTGGCTGTCCTGGGACAAGGACATGAAGTTCTTCACTATCGGTGGAGTGTTCTCCAGTAGTGGATACCACCGACTGATGCAGACTTACAAATGGGATAACTCAAGCGATAATCCAGTTGGGGAGCGGACCTGGAACATCGAGCAGGTCTATCAAGATGCCGGCCAGCCCGAGGGTTGGAGTGGCGCCAAGTTCTCCTCTTACACGGGCATGTACGTGCCGAACACTGACTGACCTCTCATGCCGCGCCAGTACGACTCCAACGATGTCAATCCTTTCGAGGATCTAGGACCTCTCCAGTTCCCACCAACTGATGAGAACTCGCCGGACGATGGCAGCCTCATCTACATCCATGGCAACACGACATATATCTGGGACGGAGAAAAGTGGACAGCGAGTACATCAGGGCCACGACTTGTTGACCTGACCTGGGACCCGAACAGCGGCGGTGGCTGGCTGTTGAACAACGCTGGTGCAGATGTTTGGTTCGCGTCAGTAAATGAGGTAGACGCTGGCCTGATGACGCCCGACATTCTTGGGCGAATTGAGGCGCTTGAGCTGCACGGTGGTGCCCAAGGCATCGTGATCAAGGGCAGGCTCGACAGTGTTGGGCCACCGGACCCAAGCCTCGCCATCTCTGTTGGTGATGCCTACCTCGATACCAACGGCGACCTGTGGGTTTGCACTGAGGAACTTGAGTTCGTCAACGTCGGCATGGTGCAAGGGCCTCCTGGCCCCCAAGGTCCTGCCGGTCCTCAAGGCCCTCGTGGTTACGACGGGGAGAACGGTTTGGACGGTGAGCCTGGCAGGGATGGTACGCCCGGTGCTCAGGGTCCTCCCGGTGCGCCTGGCAGAGACGGCCAGCCCGGTGCCCAAGGTGAGCAAGGACCCCAGGGTGAGAAGGGAGAGCGTGGCTGGGAAGGCGCGACTGGACCGCAGGGTGAGGAAGGACCAGTCGGACCCCAAGGACCCAAGGGTGACCGCGGTGATGTTGGACCTGAAGGACCTGTTGTTGGAGTCGAAGGACCTGAAGGGCCTGTTGGCCCACCGGGACCTGAAGGACCCGAAGGACCTGACGGACCGCAGGGCCCTCCTGGCACATCGTTCGCCAACCTCAAAGGTGTGGTGGCAACCGAGCACGACCTGCCTGCCGACCCAACGCAATGGGATATGTATCTCGTTGAGTCGGCTGATAAGTACACCATCTGGGATGGCGAGAAGTGGCGTTATGTCGCAGCCGGCGGGTCAGTTGAGGACGCACCTGGCGATTCCAAGCCTTACGTCAGATACAACATGGACTGGCGCGAGGGTGTGCTCGACGCGCCGGACGATGGCAAGGGCTATGTCCGTTACCAGCAGGGCTGGGCTTCCCTTGAGGCGGTAGGCCTGCCGTATCTAATCGGCACCGACAAGACAGGCCTGGCGAGGAGTGTGCGCAAGGCTGGGCCGTTCACCAATACCAAGGACATGGGGCCTGAGATTGAGCTGATTGATGGCAACGGCAATTACAGCAACGTCAAGATCGGTGGCAGCGGTGGCGTCGTCACTTCCAGCGATGCAGCTGGTATCACTGTTGATGGCAGTTACCTGCTGAAGAAACAGTTCGACGAGTATCCAACCATTGATGCGGAAACTCTGGACTCAGTGCCGGCTGATTCAGTCATGTTCGCTGCCAATCAGCAGGGCAATAAATCCATCACCTGGAAGGAGATGATGGGCAGTGTGATGCACCAGATCGGCTTTGCAATTCAGAGTGCATCCATTACTGAAGACAATGCCCCAGCACAGATAGATCGGGCCGTGGAATGCACCTGCCAGGCCACGCTTGAGTCAAGTGCACCCCAATTCGGGGAGGATGTTTGTACTTACCGTTGGCGAGCTTTCCCACAGGGCACCAGTGACAATGCGAAGCCAGAGTGGGAGAACGGCAAAGTTCCCTCGAACCCCAACAAAAAGAGTTTTGTGTTTGACGAGGCTGGCGACTACACCATTGAGTGTGAAGTCGGTGCTTCTAAGAGCAAGCTTTGGAATCAAGTAACCAAAGTTGCTTCTTACGACTTCCATGTAAAGGAAGGCCCTGACCCGCTGATGAGTTATGCCTACCTGCACGTCAAGAACATCACTGGTGGTCAGATTAAATTCCCCAACGCTCTTGACTCGGGCAATCACTATTACGACTGGGAAAACATGGGGCATGAACCGGAGTACTACGCCTTTGTTCACGTCCTTGGCCTTGAGGGTGGAGACCAGGCCTTTGGTGGATTCAAGTGCTACCGCAACGTGCAGGGCGACTGGGACGATTGGGAAACAGATAAGAGCGATGAAACTTGTGCGAAGTACGGCATCAGCTTCTACGACAATGACCTGTATCTAGAGCCTGACACTGGCTTGGAATACATGGTTTACATGCGCACTCAGACTTACAACCAAGTCGGCGGAAGTGACGACAGCGGCGTTGATGGCCTGAATCAAGCTGGGGCTTGGCTGGATGGGCAACGTTGGTCAACAACAGGTAACGCCACTTGGGAATGGGGAGAACTAACAGATACAAGCAAGGTGACCTCCTTCTATCGGATGTTCGAGCAGTTCTCGAATAGTGGCAGTGCTTGGCCAACAGGTTGGGAACATTTTGATACCGGTAAGGGCGAGAACTTTGCTTGGATGTTCTATCAAGCAAGGGCGACGGGTGGTATTGGCTGCGGCATGGAACAGTGGAATATGAGCAAGGCCAGGTCCTTGCATAGGATGTTTTACCAGGCCGAGAACTTTGACTGCGACATCAGTAATTGGGACACACGAGAAAATGAGACCCTCTATTACTTCATGGGTCAGTGCAAAAACTTCACCTGCGGTGGACTGAATGCCAGTGAAGAGGGATATGGAACAGGGATAGTGAACATGAAAACGCTGAAGGTCAAGGAAATTAACTACTCGTTCTATCAGTGCGAGAAACTTTATATCGATTGCAGTCAGTGGGGATTCCCAAATCTGGAGAACTTCGACTGGGATACGGATGCCGCCCCTGACGTGGAGATGTTCCAGACAGCGAACATTCCAAGGTCGAAGGCAAGTGATTACTGGGGCATCACGTCTTATGACTCGTACTGGAACGTTCAGATCGCAGGCATCTTGCCGATCTGGGGCACTGACCCATCGCGTTATACAAGCCCTCAGGATTGTCCCCGCACTGGCGACAGGCAGAAGGCTTACGAAAACACGATGGCTACCTACGCAGATGAATACGCGGCTTGCGGAAGCAGCAGCTCTTGCAAGAACGAAGCCAAGGACAAGAGGGACGCCAAAGCAGTTGAGGACGCGAAGGTTCCGCTCTAAGTGAAGCCGTTCAGGCCAAAGGTATTCCTCTACAGGATGTTGGCCTGCATCTTTTTGACTGAGGCCCTGTTCCTAGGCTTTGCCTTTTACAAGTGCAGCATCCCAATCCCTGGGCGTGTTGCACCACTGGTCACTGAGCGCTGTCCGAAGCTGGGCGAGCGCAGCGAGACGTTGTTTGTGGCCGCTGTGGCTACAACTCTTTCGCTTCTGACTGGGGCAGTTGATGATCGGCCTTGAAATGCTGGTCGAGCATTGAGCGCACCACCTGCCGCTGGTAACTCAGCATCTCCAAGATCTTGAGCGACAGAGTGCGCATCTCATCAACGCTGTCGCACTGATAGAGAGCACGCCGAGCAGCCTCAACGTGGAAGCTGAAGGTCACATCGTCCATTACTTCAGATGCCAAGTACACGGAAAGCCCTGTTGGTGTAGTCCCTGCGGTCTTGATAACCGTTCGGAAGGTATTTGCCATTGACCCTTTGGCCGACACGATCGATGTCAGGTGAGCCAGAGCAGTACTCGTTCATGCCGTTGTCTTCCCACCAGAAGCCACTGATGGACCAGGGGTAGACATCACATGAGTACTCACTCCCCTTGTCGAGGATGTTGCGATCAGGCTTGCCGATGCGGGCCAGGAAATCAGAGAAGGCTGTGTGGTTTGCACGCCCAGTGGTTTGGATGAAGCCACAGCCGCGAAACTTGGGGCCGTCGCCTGGCTGCGTGTTCGCCAGATCTCGGCGTCCCTCATAAGCCCAGCCATCTGCGATCTCAAGGGGGTAGCGCAGGCCAGCTGACTCATGGCCACATTGGCCAAGGAAGTAGCCAAGGATGAGCTTGGTGTTGATGCCGAAGTCCCTGCAGCAGGCGGCCAGATCATCCATCAAGGAGTCCGGCAGGCTGCTGGCAGAGCAGAGCATGATCTCTCCAAGGTCAGCCTTGCTCAGAGGCCACTCAATCTCCTCCTTAGGGGGAGGTTTGCTCTCATTCCCTCTGTAGGTATCAATCCACTCGGCGTTTTGAGCGAGCAGGGTTGGCGATGCCATGCGCAGGTGCTTGTAAAGCAGCTCAACACCAGCGGTTTGGCTTGGCAGGCCATCGAAGTAACGGAAGAAATTGACGAATCCTTCCTCGTCCAGAAGCACCTGATCGATCACAAAAAAAGGGGCCGACTGGCCCCCATGGTTGCAATGGTGCAGAGTTCAGGCCACGGACTGTTTTGATTCCAGCCATTCATCCACAGCCTTGTCCATCAGGCTTGTCAGCTGATGGCCTCTGTCCCCGAGGCTCTGGAGTTCATCACCTATTTGAGTGAGGCGATGCCAGAGGGTTTCCTCAGGGCACTTGGGACCGGTGAGCCGGACATCCTCGTAGACATCAGCCCACGTGTTGACGCCTTCTTCAGGCTTGCGCATAGCGAACATGGTTTTGCAGTAGCAGTTGGTTGACGAGCAGAGGCCCGCGGAAAAAGTATCCATACCCGCTGCCCAAACGTCAACCCCCCGTAGTCCGGGAGTATCTCCCCCTGAAATCAGGGATGAATCCTGAGAAGCCGCTCTGCACCTGCGAGGAGATCTGCAGTTAGTGCAATTGTTTTCTCTGCATAGGTGCAAAACAACAGGCCCACTAATTAACTTTGAGATCAGCCAGCCATTCTCTGAGGGCATCGCCTGTTGGCGTCTTGACCGGCCACTTCACGGCCTTGAGCACAGCCTTGGCATCCATGCAGATCCTTGCTGTGCCTGGGGTCCACACCAGAAAATGAGAAGGGCCCTCCTTGGAGTGTTTCCACTCAACAAGGAGAGCCCCGCGGTGCTCAAATCGGACAGTCTTCAACTCTGGAGTGCCGCAACACACTCAGTTAAAGCGCTGGTGTCAAAGTGCATATAACGCTGCACTGACTTGAGAGAGGACCAGCCACCCATCCCTTGAATCTTGGGCAGTGACATGCCCTTGGCTGCCAGACGAGAGGCCCCGGTGTGGCGCGTGCAGTGAGGCGTGAGAGCTGCATCATTCTCTAGACCCATCCATGCCAGAGCCTTCTCCCAGGAGGCCAGAAACGTCCAGTAGCTGGCGCCATAGATGCGGTCTGTTGGCTTCTTGCCAGCCGTCAACCGATACAGGGCCTGGGCAGCGCGATCAGTGAGCGGCAGCGTGCTGATCATCTTGTTTTTGCGGTGGTTGTACGTGATCTCCTTGCGTTCCAGATCAACGTGACGGCAGATGCAGCGCTCAATATCTGACCAGCGGGCCAGCGTGTCGATCATCACCACCAGCAGATCAGCTTCCTCGTGGTGCTGTGTCTTCTCAAAGAACTTGAGGAACAGATCCTCCTCAGCCCTGCTGATCACCCTGTCCTTGGCGTTGTTCTCTTGCAGGTGTTCAGGAGACAGCGGCACCTGGCCGATGTGACCAGCCCTGGCCGCGACGGTCAGCATCGTCATCATGGCCTGCACCTTCTTGTTGATGGTGCCGGGGCGCAACACCCCAGTGCGGCCAGTCGCCTTCTTGATCAGATGCTGCTGGTATTCGATCAGATCAGGTGTGGTGATCTTGTCGAGAGCCTTTGTCTTGCCAAAGAAATCGACGGCATCATTGCCATTGCGCCATTGATCTCTGGCGGATTTCTGAGTCTTCCAGCGTGTCTTCCAAGTGAGCTGGAAACAGTCGATGACTGTGAAGCGAGTTGTGCGTGCCATGTTGGTTGGTTGGTTGGCAGTTGGTTGGTTACTTCAGGCTTTTGAGTTGGCGGTGAAGTGCTTTGCCTTTGGTGGTGAGAGTGACCACCAGGCGGCGACCCTCATCAGGGTCAGGTTGGACGGTGACTAGATCGAAGCCGTCGTGGCCGCGGCGATGGGCCTGGCCAAGGGCTGCAACTGTGCGGGACACAGAGGAGTTAGTTAGATCAAGCGCTTGCTCGATGGTTCGAAAAGTGCAAGGTCCGTCGTGTTCGGCCACGATCAGGAACGTCTGAACAAAGTGCACCGGAAGGTGCGTAGGACTAAGGGTTGAAAAGAGGCCAAGAGCGCGCCCCAGTTGATCGACATCCATGTCGTTGAGTTCACGTCAGCCCTAGGAGCATTGCATACGTGCACATAGGTGTCACCCCCTTTATTGCCGCGTATGTACCAGATCGAGAAGCTGGTCCACACCTTGGGTCTGGGAATGTCGAAGCTTAAGGCGAGCGTCGCACCTGCCTCATGAATAGTCTGCACAAGTGAGATCGGAGAACGGCGGAATTGTGCCATAGGGCGAGGGCCTTGTCGCTTGAAAATTCATATTTGAAGGAAATTGGTTAAAGATCTTGCACTTTCGGGATCACCTTGGCGCTGCTACGCCGCCCAGGCGACAAATTTTTGGCTAAGCGCCAACTGTTTTTTGCGGGTGCTGCAGGTGTGCATTCGTCTGCACAACTGCAGAACTTGCACTATCGGGATCACTCGGGTTCGAAATTTTTAAGCAGCCGCGTGCCTGTTCTAGTCAGTGTCAGCTGTTGACCGCGTTGGTGCGGGTGCTGGCTGGTCTGAATCAATGCCAGCTCGCTGTCGATAAATTTGCCTTGGTGGTAGCGGCCACGGCCTTTAAGGCAGCTGACAACCCTGTTGGCCTGTGAATAGGGACAGTCCATGGCAGCAGCCAGATCAGGGATGTTGTCCACCCCCTCACTGATCAATAAAAAACCCTCCAAGCAATGGAGGGCTTTGTACTGGCGGAAGAAACGCACCAGCTCGATGGTTGAGCTCATCGCTTGCGGTCTACAGGGTCACCAAGGAACTGGGCCGCGAAGACCACAGCGATCAGCAGGCCTAGCCACAGTGGCCAAGACCAGAGGGCCATATAAAAGGCAGCGATGAAGGCCACAGCCATGGCCAGCTGTTGGAATTGAAAGATCAACTGATCACCTCTGCTGTGGTGTCGATCGTGTCCCTGATGGCCAGCCAGTAATCGTTCTTTTTGACGCTGTTGCCGCAGTTGATGCAGTCCTTGCGTTCAAACTTGAGATCATCTGTTTCCCAGCGGGCCCCGCAGTGAGGGCAGGCGATCAGCTCGGGCTTGCCAGCCTTGGCCTGATGCCGGGTTGGCAGATGTTCCCACTGGCCATCATGTGGCACATAGGGCTCGCGGATGAGAGTGTTGCTGGCCATCAGTGAACTTTGCCGGGTGAAGGAATTGTATTTACAACTAGATATTGTCCAGTCCTAACGCGAACAAGAATCTCTTGCTCAATGAGCAACTTAAAAGCATTATCCATGTGCATCTCAAGCTCATGGCCATTAAGCCAGGGCTTTTGTTTGAGCCAATCAATGGCAGCCCTGCGGCTGAAAACTTGAACCCCCGGCTCTTCTTTGAACCACTCCTGCAGAGCTTCAGCACCTCTTTTTTGAGAGAGAGTCCAGAGCGTTTTGAAGTCAGGGCCAGGATTCGCTGCCGGTCTACTGGGTTTCTTGCCAGCGGGCTTGGCTTGGGACTTTTTTCGAGCGTCATTGACCACCTGAAAAGCCTCGTCGATCAGCTCATGGCCTGCAAGAAACAGGAACTGATTTAGCTGCAGCCATGCCGCTGGTGGCTGCTGGCCCTGCACCTGATGGCGCCGCTTAAAGGCGCTGGCACCATGAACCAGCGTCCGGATGGTGTAGGCATTCAGCAGGCCCTCTTGCAGCTCAAGAAGGTCCCTAAGGCTCAAGGCTTCAGCCGCTTTCAGAGTGTGCTCTGGGATGGTGAGTAATTCTTCTGGCATTGGTGGCAGTTGGTGTGATGTGCAGCAGAGAGCTGCAGAGAAAGGGCCCTTGCAGGCCCTCTCAGTGCAGCTGTCTACTTGCTTTGGTGTGCAGTGGTGTGATGGTTGAGAAAAGGAAGCTCAGAGCCACCTAGGCAGACGCCAATGGTGCAGAGCACCACCAGCGCCAACAGATCAAACTTGATCATTCCTGCACCTCTGGCCCTGCGATCAAGTTGGCTGCCTTGGTGGCATCAGATAGCACCTTGAAAAGAACCTTGGGCCCTTCTTTCAGCACTCCGCGCCAACAATCAAGGTATGCAGCATGATTCTCTGCACAGCTGGAGATTTCCAACCGATTGCACAAGAGAAACGCGCCGAGCTCTGCTACCAGTTCCTCCCGCGCGTAATCTTGCGAGCCGTGACCAGTTCCTAGCTTTCTGTTGAGCCTGCTGCTGTGGCCGGTGCTGTGTATGCACTCATGAGCCCAGGTGGCAGCGAGCGCTGCCGGACTCTCCCAGCGATTGCGAGCGGGAATCTTGATCAAGTCAGAGCCTGAGTTGTAAAAGGCCCTTTGGCCTTCAAAGGTGCAGCCGCCGGCCAGCTGATCACACCAGCCACCTAGGACGCGCTCGGCAGCTTCAATCCTTGCCACCTCTGGCATATCGATTGGCTCACCTTTCAGCTCAGCCAGCAGCTGATTGAGCTTGGCTTGATCGGCTTCTGTCTTGCCGGCAAGGTCGCCAACATTGAAGACAGCAGCGGGCTTGTAACTCACCCAGCTGCTAATCAGTGTTGAGCCGTCTGCTGCCTTGATCGGCTCACCGTGCTCATCGTGCTGCTCATAGCTGTTGAGCTGTGGCCTCACCACATAGGCACATTTACTGCCTTTCTTTGGCCACCAGCCTTTGGCCTTGGCTTGGCCAGCACCACACCACAGATTCAGCTCATGGCCTCTGATATTTGAATACATCTCCAGCAGTGCCGGATTGGCGCCCATATAGGGATTGCCGGTGATGAGATTGGCGTGCCGACCTTGGCCAGCTTCTGTCCGCCATTCCTTGCGCCATGGGCTGGTGCCTTTCTCCAGCAGTTCAATCAGCGACTGAGTGAGCTTTTCTTCAGCCGTTGGGCCTGTGTACTTCTTGCGTGTTGTTGGCATTGCTTTAAGTCCGTTGGTTGGTTGGTGGTGGCTATTGGCCACCAATGACTGAGCCCGGCATTGCACCGGGCCAGAGCGCTTAACGCTTCAGCCTGCGATTGCTTCAGCTGTTTTCAGCTGCCAGCGATCAGCTACAGAAAATTTGAACTCATCTGAACCATCCCAGCCGTCTTCAGTGGCCCCGATAGCACCGGACGCGTACCACTCAAAGGCTTTCTGATAGATGCCAGCACCATCATTGAAAGCACCCAGCAGAGCGTTTAAGCGGCTCTTGGTGGTGGTGGTAGGCCAGCCAGCATCACGGCAGATCATCCGGCCACAGCTGGGATAGACAGTGGCAATCAAGTTGTTATGCAGCCAGACGGTGATGGTGTGCTGGTAGCTGTGAGTCCCTCTGATGCCGTGGTGATGGCTCTGCACTTCTGTATTGCCAAAGCGCTTGTGTGACTTGCCACTGATCAGGTCAGAGCCATTCACAAAGTCGCGGACGGCTTGAATCATCTGTGCTTCTACTTTTCTCATTGGTTTGAGTCCGTTGGTTGGTTGGTTGGTTGGTTGGTGGTTACTGGTGCAGAGCTCAGAAGCCCTCTGCTGCCAGCTTCAAAGGCAGGCCCGCCGCCGCTGTGGTGGCTGTGCCAATCAGAAATGCATTGATTGACCACGCCTTGCCTTGGCCAGCTGCACACAGGCCAGCAATGGTGAGAACACTGCCAGCAATCAGCAGCGCTTGAGCTGTCTTGATCATTTGAGTCCGTTGGTTGGTTGGTAAGAGAAGCGCTCGGCCTCTCTTGATCTTGATTGTATGCACAGGTGCATTGCTTTGGCAACTGGGCGCGTAACTCACAGGCCAATGCACTGCACCCATAGCCATCTCACATAGGCCCTCAGCCACCTCTCACAGGCCCTCAGAGGCCTGCTGCCTTGCCTTGCCTATGGCTGGCCCTCTCTCACAGCCCAACGCCTGCGGCAAGCGTTGAGAGGCCTTGCCATCACTGGTCCCTGCCAGCCCAGGGCCGGTGGCACCCCCTCCCCCCTAAGAAAAATGAGGACAACCCCCGCCCCCCTGGCCGTAATTTCCTGACAAGTCCTGGCACTCCGGCATGGGGACGCTGGGCGGCTGGGGAATCACGTGAGCTATCGCATTACGCACCAAATTTTTGGACCCCTGCACCAGTGGCGGGCACTGATGACAGGGGCAGCCCAGTTTCAGCAGGTGGGGCCTTTGCCACCAGCAGCACCACCAGATGGAGATGGGATGGGCTTGTTAGGACCGATTGGGTAGGACTTGGGAGGGCAAGAACGCATGGGTTTACCTGATCAGGGTGAACGACCTCGTAGATAGAGATCTAAAGTTCAGATCGATGGCCCCAGTGGGAGAGAAACTTGAGTTGACCGGTAGTTCCACACATGTGTAAACTATCGACTCCAACCAACGTTGCTATCACTGGGTTCATGCGATCGACAAAGGCCAGCATCACCAATCCCTGGATGAGCCTCTATCTCAAAGACGTGGCTGCGGTTACAGCCAAGATCTGCAGCCGAGACCTGAAGCCAATGGACGCTGCGGTGTTCTTGGGCCTGGCCGGAGAAGCGGACTTCTCAACAGGCCGCATCAACCTGACCTCAGCAGACATTGGCGAAAAGCTGGGGATAGAGGCCGGGACGGTTCGCGGTTGCATCGGCCGTCTGAAGAAACAGCACCTTGTCCGCTGGGTCAAGCACAAGACATCGACGTTCTATTGCATCAACCCCTGGGTTTTGAAGCCAGCGACGGCGCAGAGCTGCAACTTCATCGAACAGTGCTTCCGGGAGGCTTGATCAATGTGTGTTGGCTTTGCTTCTGATCTGATTGACGGCCGCGGCAAACGCAGGGGAAAGGACTTCTTCGGTGTTGGCCCCAGATGGATGACTGATAGAGATTGCTTAGAAGGTCAGCGGTTAATCGAGCGGTTGAGCCGATCTGAGATTGATCAGGTGTGGGCAGCCGAGTGGTTTTGCATGTTGACCAATGACCAACTGGATGCGTTGCACTGGAGAGAACGACAGCTGCGGTTAAGGTGAGCGTGCCGTTGGTTGGCAGCAGAGAGGCCCAGCACTGTTGTGCGAGGGCCTTTTTGTTTGCCAACATGGCTGCAGTAGTGCAGGGCAAATCCCATGGCTGGTGTCTACGTTCCCAACTGGACCCGGCTGCAGCTGGGCACCCTCGTTGGTTCAGTCCTCCCCAAGTCGGCGGTTGAGGACGCCATGAAGGACACGGACAATGAGGATGTGTACGTTCCTGGGATGGACAGCAGCAAGCTGACCGGTGGTATTGGCGGAGTGGATATTGATAGTGCTGGTGATGAATATGCGAACAAGACCCAGGAGAACGTTGAGATCACCGGCGGTTCTGGCAAAGACGCCAAGGCGACGGTTACAACCTCTGGCAATAAGGTCACTGGCGTCACGATCACAACAGCCGGCAGCGGTTACAAGCTGAACGAGACCGTCAAAATCAAAGGTTCACAGATCGGCAGCAATGGCCGCATCGAATCCCTGAAAGACATCAACCAGGGCGCGAACTACAAGAACGGTGAATACTCAGGCGTTGAAACCACCAACACTGGCAGTGGCAGCGGCTTGACCCTGACCCTGACCATTGAAGGGAACAAGGTGAAGGAAGGAAGCGTGACGGTTGATTCACCCGGCGGCGGTTACGCGGTTGATGACACCATCACCATCAAGGACGGTGAGATCGACGCCAAGGAAGGTGAAGAGATCACAGCAGCTAACGCCAAGGTTGAGGCAACCAAGCAAATCGTTGATGCTGAGCTCTCTGTCAATGATCTGACTTAATGGCTGCTTGGGAGCCGTTACCGGAC